GCATTCGTTGCTGCCAATGGTACTTATACACTCATACTCACCAGGACCTCTACCCCTACGTTCACATATGAGCAGACGTATATCGTTAATGATACCGGTACCAGCACTAGCACTCCTGCTAGTTTTACTGCAACTACCGCTGATGGGCGTATTACTGATGGTGCCAGCGCCATAGCGTCAGCCTCAATTTATATCACCTCTGGCTCTACATTCATCTCACAAACAACCAGTGACGCATCTGGATTATGGGGTCCGATCTATCTAACTGATGGTACTTATACAGTACGCGCACAGAAGTCAGGATACACACAGGCATCTGGCACTATCGTTGTATCTGGAGCAACGGTCACTGGGCCTGGCACTGATATCGCCCTGGCCGTAGGTAGCACAACTAACGCCATGGCGGCTTCGCAGCTATGGGCATATGCGCGCCGAATGGCTGTTGATCTAACCGGAACGAAGGCTGACGCTATCATTAAGGGCGCAGTGAATGACGCCCTAGACATGGTAAGCTCTGAGCGTCTATGGCCGCATCTACTCCGTAAGGGTTATCTAGCCCTACATGCACCGTATTCAACCGGAACTATCACAATCAGCAATAACGCTAATACTATCACGTTAACCACTGGAACTTGGCCGACATGGGCAGCTAGCGGAAAGGTGTTTGTCAATAACCAGATCATTGATGTGTATAGCCGTACCAGTGGCAGTGTCCTAGTAATGGCCGACACTTGGGAAGCGGCAACTATAACCGCTGCTACCTATACGATCTACCAGAACGAATACGATCTACCAGATGATCTATGGCGTTTCCATAAGAGCCTACCGGGTCAGCGTTGGGGCTGGGGCGCGGCACCCATGGGTCCAGCTTCTGTCCTAGAGGCAGAACACGGTGCATGCTACGGGCAGAAGTTTGCTGATATCTTCACTGTCGCCAACGGGTCGTTCGTATGCTGGCCGTATCCTAGTGAAGCCGCTATGCTGGCTTACACATACTATTCTCGTCCTGCGCGTTTAGTGTACGACACCGATATTGCCGACTGGGATCCTGTTCATCTGGAAGTCCTTAAGCGTTCAATCGATTACCAACTAGCTAGGCAGATTGGAAAGGTCACAGCCGGTGACGCTGGCACCACGATGAATGCCTATAAGGAAGCACTAGGACGCCTATCCGCCCAGGATAAGACTCCTACTGATGTACAGGCTGTAGGATCTGACTTCTCCGTAGGTCTAAGCAGCCATTCGCTTGACTGGAAAAGGATAAGCTAATGCCATGGAATGGCTATAACGATAACGACTGTGATGTAAGCGATCAATGGGCAGAGCTTGATAATTGCTCGCTTTACGTTAATGGTGAGTGTCGCAGGCGTCTAGGGTTTGGTGGTAAGGTAGACCTGTCATCCGCTGTTATCCGATCTGCGGCAGAGTTAGGCGGATATGTCCTATGCGCAACCGCTGCTGGCGCAGTTCTATCTGTAGTCCAATCCACTGGTGTTGTAGCGTCTTTATCCACCGGGCTATCAACTACTAACTGGCCTAACTGGGCTAGTATGAATAACCGTCTATATTACACCAACGGAGTTGAAGTTCGTGTCTCTGATGATGGCACTAACTTCCGTACTGTTGGTATCACCGCTCCTGCATCTGCTGCAACTGCCACACCTACTGGATCTGGTGGAGTAGTTACCGCTGGCTCGCATCTATTCCGTTACCGTTACTATGATAGCACGCGCAACCGTCTGTCAGATCCATCAGTTGCAGTATCCGCCACTGTTACAGCGGGGCAAACAGTCACCGTAGGATATGCCGCAAGTGGAGACTCTACCGTAGATAAGATCATCATAGAGGTAACTGCTGCTGGTTCTACCACGTATTATCGCTCTGCGACTATTACTAATTCTGGTGTTTCCACCTCGTTTAACACAGCAGATGCCACATTAATTGTCGGCGTATCGGCAAGCCGCGATGGAGAGTTCCAGCACCAGGCACCACCGGCATATAATATACTAACAGAGCATCGGCAGCGTCTTTGGCTACTTAATTCCAGCAATGGAGAACTAGCCTGGAGCCGAGCGTTATTCCCTGAGTCTTGGGACAGTCTCAACTATGCACGGAAGATTACCATGGAAGGTGGTGATGTACCATCTGGAATGATAAGTTTCTATTCTGATCTATACGTATTCGGGCAGCGCAGTATGCGCCGGTTGGTATATTCTAGCGATCCGGCAGCGTCTATGATTGTGGATATCCCTGGTAACTTTGGCGTGTTCAACCAGCGTTGCATTATAAAGATAGATGGAGGTTCTATCATCGGGTGGGGGCGTAGTGGTATCTGGGCAGTAGACGCCATGCAGCCAAAAAAAATTAGTAAGAACATAGACGATCAACTAGATACCCTAGCTGACCCTACGAATATCACGCAACGGTTCGTATGCTTTGAGCCTATCCGTAGAGAAGTGTACTTCTTCTTCCCGTCAGTCGGTGCATCTACCTGTAAGAACGCATGGGTTTACGGCATTGATAATGGTGAGTGGATACTGAATAAGTATCGACAGGCGATCACCGCTGCCGTCCTTAACACCAGTTATACAGACCGTGAACGACTATTAATTCTTGACTCCAATGGATACGGATGGCGTGTTGGTATATCTACCAATGACGGTGGAGGTGATGGAGTTGTAACCGTAACATCTGGCAGCACACAAACAGTGGTAAACTGCGTGAATAGTGCCGTTGTAGGCCAGACTCTTTACAATCCTACGACTAGTGAGGAACGTCTAATCACCGTAGCCACAGGATCAGCCGTAACGGTATCAGCACTAGCCGCTGCTCCTACCGCTGGGACGGTGATGTATATCGGCAGCATCCGGCAGCGTATAAAGACTGACTGGAACCCTGGTACAGGGATCAATGAAAAGAAGCGTCCTACCAAGCTCCTTGTTGCAGTTCGTCCTGAGGGAAATATGGGGACCGCTGTTGTCAATTACTACCAGGACTTTAGTGCTACTGCTGTAGAGGCTACCGCTTTCGCGTCTGATACGTACTCTAGCGGAGTGTCTGTATCTGGCACACAGTTAAGCATTGATCTAGATACTGGAGCTGCTGATGGGGTGATCGGCGTTCCGACGCCAGCAGACTGGAAGCGTGTCATTAGCGCAGAGATCATCTCAGAGACTCCTTACGATGGTATCCGTTTCATAGAAGCATCATTCCGTGATGACTCGTCTATCAAGTCGGAAGAAGAATAATGCCTTTATCCAGTAACGCTCCATTCTCTGAGTTCGGCCAGTCAATGATCCTGCGGGACATTGAACAATTATACCTTGCCCTAAATGGCGCCGGTGCTGGATCATCTGGTGAAAGCCAGACACAGGATCAGTCTGTGTCGCAAGACCAGTCCACCGGAGATAGTGGTGCCGTACCTGATCTAAGTGGGCTTGCCAGCATAGCGTATGTTAATGCTGCCATAGACGCTATCCCTGACGTTTCATACCCTATCAGTATTGCCAATGGCGGGACTGGTCAAGTAACTAATAATCTTGCGGTAATTGCTTTGGGCCTTAGCGTATATACAAGCACAGAATTAATTACCACTACAGGTGCGTATTCATGGACTGTTCCTTCTGGTGTAACTCGGGTATGCATAGAGGCATGGGGGGCAGGCGGCGGTGGTGGATTTACCACTGCAACTAGCACTACTGTTGGGTATATAGCATCTTCCTCGGGTGGATCTCCAACTACTACGCTAACGGGCACGGAGGTATCCAATGGTGGCGCTGGTGGGATGGGAGGATACTGTTATATTATTGTTCCAGTTACTCCTGGGGAAGTTATCTCTGGGTCTATCGGCGCACACGGTGTAGCTGGGTCGTCTCCTACTGGCGCAACCGCCGGTGGTAATACTACCGTAACGGTTAATTCCGTGTCAGATGCATATGTAACAGCCTCTGGAGGTGCCGCCGCCGGGAACTCATCTGGCAACCAAGTAGAAGGCGGTTTGGGAGGCGCTGTCACTATATCTGGGAGCCGAGTGTTTTATGATCGTTTTGTGCATTATGGTGGTAACGGTGGCGATGGCACTAAGGTAAGGACAATTGTTACAACGGCATACCCAATAGCGTCATCTAGTCAGATACAATCTTTATCCGCCCGTGACCAGATACGGTCACGGGCTTTGTCTGCTGGCTCCATATACGGGCTTGGCGGGCGTGGGCAGGCATATCTAACTGCCGCTAGCGCCGATGGGTCTGATGGCGCGGTTATCATATCCTATTAGACTAACCACACTCAAACAGTTGCAAATCTCTACAAACACATAGGATACCGATATGGCCACAGCCTTTGATTACTATAAGCCGACAGGTTCGCAGATAACTGCCAACCCAGCTCTAAATAACCAGGTAAATATTTATCCTGAGGTCCAGCAAGCGAAGTCGCGCATGGATGCTGCTAACCAGAACTTCAAAGGTGGCGTATTTGGAGTTGAAAACTTTAGGGATATCCAGAAACTAACCAACGATTATAACCAGGCATTCTCCACACAACAGGCTAGCAGTGGAGCAGGCAATGGTGGAGCAGGTTCCGGTGGATCTCCGGCGGCTTCTAGGGATCTAGCCCTAGGAATGACCGCTGGTGTATCAGACCGCATCATGAACGATTCGCAGGTGGCGGCCGCCCTAGGACAACTAGAGTCTGGGATGAAGTCTGGCCCGTATTCTGAGGCTATTCAACAGCAGTTAGTTAACCGTAACGCTGACCAGACGGCTGCTATGGAGGCTACTAACGCTGAACAGTTACGTAACGAAGCAGCCGCCCGTGGCATCGACCCTAGTGCCGCCTTACGACAGGGGCAGGCCCAGCGTCAGCAATCCAACATAGCCTTCCAGGGTGATCTAGGATCTAAGGCTGCCGTATCCAACTATGAGGCTCAACAGAACGCTGCTAGGGGGCTAGCCTCGGCCCGTCTTAGCCAGTATGGGCAAGCGCAGCCAGGTTACGGCCAGGCTTCCTCATACCTGGCCAATGAGCAGTTTACCAGCCCACGCACTAGCGCCGTACAGTCTAATTCTGCCCCATCTATCGCTTTCTCTAGCAACCGTGGCAACATCAATGGATCTGGAAGCAACATCCCTAACCCTAACTATAGCACCAGCACGCTACCGTCATATAGCAATACTCAGCAGAGCGCCGCATTCACCACGCCTGCGCAGACTGCTATCAATAAGCAGGTTTCCACGCAACCAACCCCTGGGACGCCAGATTATAACCGGTGGTATAATGCTCGGTATGGCCAGGTAAAGCCTACGCAGCCTGATCAGGGAGGCTTTGTTTCACGTAGCGCCTTCTCTACTAATACGAATCAGCGTACCACGACTTTCGATAACGGATACTAAAACATGCCAACTTTCACACGATCATCCTTTAACATGGGCGGCTCTTACCAGCCAGATGCCATGGACCAAGTAGAGCAATGGAACGCCAACCGGGGCGATCAGTGGTCTAAGTATGCTATGGACTCACGTAATCAGCATACCGCTGATGACTGGCGTAAGGAAGTGGCACTCAAGCAACTTGGTCTACAGAGCGAGATGTACCAGGGTGGCCGTGCTGATAACGCAGAGGCGCGTAAGGCTCAGGCTGATGCCGTAGCACAGCAATTCGGGTACATGNAGGGGCGCGATGAACTTGGTGATAAGCGTTGGCAACAGGGCTTTGACCAGGATGTAGCGGACCGTACTGAAAACAGGACGATGAGGCAGGAGGATCGCGCTATTGATCTGGAGCGATATAACTCCGGTAAGCCAATGCGCGATGTGTCGTCAGAGCTAGCGTTACTACAACTAAACCGTGAGAAGCAGCGCCAGTCTAATATGGGCAGCGGTACAACCTCGTATATCCCTGTTTCAGACCAGGGTAAGGAAGCATTCCAGTTCGCTAAGCAGGCTACTGGTGATCTATTCCAGGCTGGAGTTGAAGCTAAGAAGGCTGATAAAGAAGCCGCTATGCTAGAGGCCAACGCTATTAAAAATCAGTTAGTCCAAAGCGGACAAGACTTCGCCACTAAGGATAAGTCGTTCTTTAGCGGTACTACCGACCAGGAAAAGCAGTCTATTATCGCACAGGGTGAGGCGTACAAGGCTAAATTATTATCTGCTGGTATGCCTGCTAGCGTGATCCAGGATGCTGTTTCACAATGGTTACGCCAAGTGTTTACCTCTGGTGGTCGTACCGACTGGAACCAGGGTCCCTCAGAAGATATCTTACGCCACTTTGGCGTTTCTTTCCAATAAGGCTTTAACATGCTACCAGTAGTACTATCCATCGTTGGAAGCCTTCTCCCGTCCATCATCGACTCACTCCGTTCTGGCAAGTCTCCAGAGGAAGCAGCCCAAGTTATCGCTCCTAAGCGTAAGGCGATCATCGGCCGCCTAGTTGGCTTTGGCCTAGACGGTCCAGCCGCAGAGGCTATGGCCGATGAGGCTATGAAGGGTGAACTAGAGAAGGCTCAGTTACCTGAGGCTATGAATCCGCTAGTTATGACGGCATTATCAGTAGCAGGTATGTTCGGTGGTATGAAGGCTGGTAATATGATTAAGGCTGGCCGTGCTGCTAAGTTGGCAGCCGGGTCTACAGCGGCAGCAGGGGCAGGTGCAGCAGGAGTTGCGGCTACAGCACCTAAGACGCCAGCCGGAGCGCCTTCCGCAGAAGAAGTAGCGATGACTGGTAAAACCAGCGATATCCGTGGGATGGGAACATCTAGCCCGCTACCTATGTCTAGCCCGCTGCCTATGTCCACCGATATCAGCAACATGGGCAAGGTCAGTACTCTACCGCCAGCCCGTGGCGGAATGCGGGCTATGTCAGATCCAGTTAGTGATATCGTCCCGCCGCGTCCTGCTGATACACCGTTCCCGCCACGCGACCGTTTCGGTGGAGTAGCCAGCGAGCTATCTCCGCTACCAGGACCAGCACAAGTACCGGAATGGGTACGTGGCGCACCGAATCCATCGGCATCAGTAGTAGATAACATGGTTGCTAAAGGGCCTTTCCCAGCAACTATGCATGGATCTGTTACTCCTTCTAGACTGCAACCTGGGCTAACCGATCGTGACATGCAGATCGAAGAAATAATGAAGCAAATGCAGATGGAAGAAATGCGCGCTACTCGTATGGCGGCTATGCCACAGGCACCGCCTAGATCTATGCGTACCGTTGGAGAGCCATTGATTCCACCTTGGGAACGCTAATCTAGCATAACAACATGCCAGATCCATTCGCCCCAGAAGGTATCCTGCCTAACGTCCTGCGCTGGATAGACCGGCCTGGGCAGGCTGTCCGTAACGTACTGCGTGGTAATCCCGCAGCCGCTGGCCGTCAGGTACTTGACTTCCTAACCGAGCCGGTAGACGCCGCTATCCCGTTCTGGGACGCTATCCCAGAGGCTACAACACGCCCAGACTACGTTAGTGGATCAGAACTAGTTGGTATTGATCAGAACAACGCTATTGGCCGTACCGCTGCTGATATAGGTGTAGGCATTGCAACTGACCCACTTACCTACCTAAGCTTTGGCATGGTCCCAGTTGCTAAGGGACTAGCTAATGCTGGTAAGTACACTATTGAAGCAGGGATCCCGTTCACTAGTGGTGCGGGGCGTAAGGCTCTAGGCTACTTCGATCAGGCTGTAGACCCTCTATCGCTCATTACCCGTGGTGCTGACACTGGTATCAAGAAAGGTATTGGTGCCGTAGATAAGCTAACTAATACCGGCACCGTAGCCGGTAAGCAGTCCAGCAACCTACAGGCTTATGAGGGCTTAAAGGCTGGTATGCGCAGGGCCGTAGGGGCAGAGGATGTGCTTAGATATAACTCGCTCGCTTGCCGGGCAAAACCCATATTCCCACGTCGGGAGATTGTCGCGGCCAATGAACTGGATCACGCTCACCGGACTACCCTTGATCACCCGCCGCGTCATCGTCTTCCGGCCCTCAAGAATTGCCCGGACCATACCACCTGAGAATAAAATCGGATGCTCTTTCATGCTTACCCCCTCTTCCCTTGCTTTCTAACATCGCTCCAAGCCCGGCTGTCTGCGATGTACCGCTCTACTGATTCGATAGTCAAAAGCCATGGTTCTACGGAATCATTGTACTCGATAGCACCACGCTTGCAAGCATCCCATATCCCG